AGATCTTCGGATAGGCTCACGGTGCCCCCCGCACACATGGGAATGTGCGGGACCTAGCCTCCTGGTTGTACACACTGGCTGCGTGTCTGTAGCCCGGCCAAAGACCGAGGCAACCCCCCCAAAGGGTGCTACAGTAGCCCGCCACGCGCCAGCCCCTAAACCAGCTGGTTCTACTCAGGTCTGAGTGTTCTGGATGCCCTCGACCGCCAGCTTGTCGTGGTACCAGAAGCTACCAGCGAAAACGTTGGTGGCTCCCTCAACCACGGCAAACATTGCCGTCTGACAGGAACGGTCGTACACGTCCACGTTAAGCGCCGGCACCAAGTTGGTGTCGAACATCTTGCGGCGGAGCTTTGTGGGGAACTCAATCTCTGTCTCCTGCCACACAGGGAACGACCTCATACTGCCAAGGCCCTTGATTGCGTTTGCATAAGCCAACCAATCTGCAGCCAGGCCTGACGAGGTAGCAGTGTTCCAGAGTGTGGAAAGGGTGACGATTGCCTCAGGATTGTCTGTGAAGCCAACTGAGACGCGTCCAGAGGTAGTGAAAGAGACGCTAGGCTCCCACCGGATCTTAGTGCCCGGGAGGAACTTGGCGCTGCTATAATAACCCACAATGTTCGGTCCAATTGAGTTAGTGAGGCCAAACGTAAGTCCAGGAATGTAGGCACGAATAGTGCCGCCATACCCTGGCGCAAGAGTGGACACAGTTGAACCTAGTGCACTGTACGCCAACTGAGTGGCGTCACCAGTCCCAGTCATACTGGGCGCTCGGGTGCGTCGCTTGCGCACTCCGCCCTGCACGGGAGATTTCGTCATGGACTTAACCATGTTGCCAAAGGGTTTTCGTGAATGTCTATCGCCTTAACGTCGGGGAACGTCATGGGGTGGGGTTCGCATATGGACACCGGTTGGCTGTACTCAACCTCCAGGGCGGCTTGATGGTCTGGGAGGATGCCGAAAGCCAGGTAAAACGAATACCTGGTCTCATCGGTAACCTCACAGGCCTCCACTCCCCTGGACATGTAGCCCAGCCCACTGTCCCACACGCGTTCC